CGCCGTACGCGTTACCGGCCACCTGATACCGCGAAGCGGGGGACACGTTGCGGTCTCCGGCGGCATGATTCAACTTCTTGTCCGTGGCGCGCGTGCCGTAGTACTCGCCGACTGGCATCGCCGACTCCTTGGTGGCGTCAATCGGACGGGCGTAAGGGTTGTTCGGCTTGACCATCTCGCCATCCTTTCACGACTGAGCCCCGGCCCGGCGGGTAAGGGCCGGGGCTCAGTTCGATCACGGAGCCTTGGCGATGCCGGTCAGCTTGAACAGACGGCGACGGTTGCGCACCGTCAGGTTGCCGTAGGTCGTGATGAACGACACGCGGGCGTCGAGCGCCTCAGCGGTGGCGACGCCAGCGGCACCGCCACCGGAGACACCGCGCACCGAACCCGTGAGGTTGTCGGTGAACGGCGACTGCGTGAAGTTGCGGTCCTTGTGGATCGCGATCCCGATGTACTCGGAGTTGATCCCGTACATCGTGCCTGCCGGGCACTCGGCGTCCCACATCACAGGGGCGTTCTCGAACAGCAGGTTGCGGAACCCGAGGTTGGCCTTGTCGGTGTCGGTGTAGCGCACCTGCGGGGTGAGCGTCGACTCGTAGAAGGCGTACGTCGCCGGGTCGGTGAAGATCGCGTCGACAGCATCGCCACCGTTGTCGCTGGTGGTCATCACCGCTGTCCGCATCGCCGTTTCGAGCCCGGCCGCGTCGACCGCTCCGACCGCCGCTTCGTACGACTTCCACCATGTCTCAGTGGCCGGGTCGATGCCACCAACCGGGGTGGTCGAGTCGATCGCGGTGTCGAGCGAAATCCAGTCGTTGGCGGGAACCGCGCTGACGTAGGTGCCGTACAGCATCTTCGCCATCTTGGAGCGCATCGTCATCTCGGACTGCTTGATCTTGGCTTCGAGCAGGTCGATGCGCTGCTCCTTGCCCGAGTTCTGAGCCTCGTCGAGACCGCTGATGATGATCGTCGACATCCATTGCTTCCACGGGAAGCGGGCGGCGGTCAGCGAGTTGGCGGGCTTGACCGAGATGACATCCCATTCGCCGTAGGTGTCAGCCTGGCCCTCGGCGTAGAGCAGCGGCTCGATGATTTCGTAGCCGCCGTCCTTGATCGACACTCGCCCATTGGAGAGCAGGTGTTCGAGCAACGGATTCTTCTTGAAGATGTTGTCGGTGTAGGTGCCACGCACGTTGTGCATGGTGCTGGTCAGGAGTTCATCCCAGGTTCCTGGGACGTGGGCAGCGAGTGCCATCGGATGTTCCCTTTCGGGTTAGCCGTTCAGCGACGTTTGGCCTCAACTTCGTCGTAGGCCGCAGTGATCGCCTCGCGGTAGGACGAGTACGACGGATTCGCAGGAGTCGGTGATCCGCTGTTCACGCCAACCCCGTTGCTGACCACCGCTGCTGCTTGCGCCGCTGCCGCTTGACGTTGGGCCTCTGTTTGCTGCTGTTGCGCCGCATGTTCCTGCTGCGCCTGCTGCATCCCTTGGAAAGCCATCGCCTGGTACACCATCGGGAGGTAGTCGATGCCCAAACCGAGATTCATGGTTTGGCCGACGACTGCCCTGACTTGATCTTCGTTCAATCCGTACTGCTGCTGTAGTCCACCTACCGCCGCCCGCAGTTGGTCGTCGGCTTCGCGCTGCGAGATTCGCTGTTCGAGTGCTTCGCGTGCTCGGCGCTCGACAGCGATTTCACGTTCCAGGGGATCGTCGTATTGATCCAGGTCATCCTGTGCGTTGACAGCGGCTTGCTGCTGCGGCGTGAGACCCAGGTACTGCTCGACGGTCATCCCCGCCCGAGAGGCGAGGACTTGCATTGTCAGCCCAGGGTTCTGTTGCATCGCCTGGTGGAGTCGCAGGGCATCTTCTGCCTCTCTGCGTTGCTCGGCCAGTTGCTGCGAATGCTTGGTGAACGCTGCCTGACGTTGGTATCCCTGTAGCGCTTCCGACAGTGGAACCGATATTTCCTCGCCATCGACCTTGACTCGAACGTGCCTTCCGGCAATCGAATCGTCGATATCGAGATATTCGGGCTCCGCTGGTGGCGGTGCTGTGGACTGATCCGGCGACTCGACTTGTCCGCTGTCAGCGGGGTCACTGTCTACCGGGGTTCCCCCATCAAAGGGGGCTGGTGCATCACTCACGAATCCTTGCCTCCGGTTGTTCGCGTGTGAGCCGGATCATAGTCACACGAACGAGCGACCTCTGGCAACTTCGTCTAACGGGTACCCGTTAGAGCGGAGGCATCGCCTCCATTGGCGGGCCACCACCGGCCATCATTTCTTCAGGCGGTGGACCCTGCATGGCTTGTGCCGGGAATGGTGCGCCCTGCGCCTGCCGCGCCTGTATCAGCATCTGCAGCAACTCGGGCGGGATTCCTCCCGGCGGCGGGGCCTGCGGCATACCCTGTTGCGGCGGCGGGCCGGGCGGCAACTGCGGTGGACCTTGCGGCGGGGGGCCACCGAGTTGCTGCAAGGACTGGTCTGCGCCTTCGGGCGGCGGCGGCGGCTCGGGCTGATTGACGAACCGCCCGGCGTCCTTGATGCCAAACCCTTTCTGCAGCAACTCTTGGTACAGGGCGGGCATGTTGACGACGCCAGCGTCGATGAACGGCATCGAGGCATCGACAATCTGCATCGCCGACTGACGACGGAAGGTCTCGTTGCGGGGCTCGGTCGAACCGCCCTGAACCTCGAAGTCGAACTTGCCTGCGATCCGGTCCTTATCGAAGTTGACCCAGCCCCGGATCGGCATGGTCACGATGCGAGCCACCTGATCGCCGGTCGTGTACTGCTGCATCAGACCAACGACGCGCTCGGCGATTTCGGACAGGACGAGTTCGACTTTGGCGAGCCGATCCTGGGCGCGTGCGTTGGCTGCGTCTTGGATCATGGCTGCTTCGGTCGCGGTGCGCCTGATCTGTTGCTGCGGGGAGCCGCGCTGGTAGTCGCTGACACCGGACACCCGGTCGATGTCTTCGCTGATCATGGCCGACTGGTCGAAGAACTCGGGCGGGCTGATGATCGCCGGGACCGACACCATCGCGTTGCTTGGGTCGCCGTCGCCTTGGACCGGGATGAACACGTTGTCGCGCTCGGACTGCATCGCATCGAGTCCGTCTTGATCGAAACGATCACGGGCGTACATCCATGCCCGGCGGAACTTCTTGCGGTAGTTGAACATCGCGGTGCGGGTCTCGTTCAACTCCAACTGCAACGACTCGATCTGGGCGACGTCGCCGATCGGATAGAAGTGATCGGGCACTTCGTAGTTGCGCAGCATCACGAACGGATGCCCGAACGCATATGGCATCTTGGTCGGCTTGATCAGGTAGACCGGCTCGTCCTGGTCGTCGGTGGTCGGGCAGAACGTGCAGACCTTGTAGCGCTTCAGGTCGTAGAACTCGATCACTTCGCAGAAACGGATCGCGCCGGGGTTCGGTTTATCGTTGCTGTCGCGTGCGTCGCCATCGTCCCATCGTGACCACGACGAACCAGAGACCCTCTTGCGTGCTGCGGTGAGATAGCGACCATCGACCTGCACGTCTTGTACCGGACGCCACGTCCGCTGCGCGATCCAACGCATCTCTTTCGGGTGGCGTGCATCGGGATCGACGAACATGTCAAAGATGCTGATGCGTTCGATGAACGGACGATCCTCGTCCCACATGTTCATCTCAGACTCGACGTTGCCCTCTTTGTCTTCGCGATCGTCGATGCCTTCTTCGGGCCCGGCGTCAGCCCCGTCGTTGTTGCTGTCTTCGGTGTCAGCCGGTTTGACTTCGGGCGGCTTCGTCCACTTGTAGCCGACCTTGACCCAGCCGTGACCGGCGAGCAGCCAGTCGTTGATCGACAGCCGGAACTCGCGCTGGTAGTCGTAGGTGCGCCACAGCCAGTTCAGCACTTCCTCGGTGATGATCGCCTGCGGTGCCGACTCGGGGTTGCGGGCATTGACGACGAAGCGCGGGTTGTTGATCGCCACGGCGGGGGCCATCACGTTGATCGTGGCGAACACCATGTTGACGACGAGCGCATCGGTCGACGGGTCGCCATTGAGGTACTGCCCTTGGTACAGGTCGATGTACCGCTTCCACGCCTTGTCGTAGTTGGTCGTCTTGGACGTGCGCCAGTTCTTCGAGCGCTTCAACTCGTTCTGATAGAAGTTGAGTAGCTCAGCCTGAGTCTTCACGTTTCTGCCCTCTCAATGTTGGGCCGCTTCGCCAACTCTTTCTCGGTCATGCCGAACTGTTGCTGGTGGTGTTCGGCCCGTGTCTTGTGCCAGCCAGAGCGGCCGACGAGTGCCCCGCCTCGGAACGCGAAGCTGACTCCGCTGACCCGACAACGGAAGCACTCGTCGCGCCCCGGTTCGGCTGGCTTGCCGCACTCGCAGTTCACTCGACGCCGGGCTGCTGATCCAACCAGGCAACGAGCGTGACCCGATTCTGGTGGGTGCGCTCGTAGTCGAGAATCTCTTGCACGATGCTGGTGCGCTCGCTGTCGTTGGGGAGCCCGGTGACGTACGCCTGGACGTCGGCAACCGAGGCATCGAGGATGCCGGGCGCGATACCACCAACCCAGCCAGTGCCCGTCCAACACGCGCGGCCGGGAGCGCCGGTCGTGCGGGTCTGCACGAACTGTCCACCGACCCAGCCAGTCAGCGGGCTGGCGACGACGA